ATTTTGACGGAATTGTAGTACCGTTTGATTATAAAGCGAATTTAATCTAATGCAGAAAAATTTACTTTTGGGTAGATTAAAAAGTTTTGGTGGAAACTCCAAAATGTTGGTCAGGGATCAACAGGTTCCTGATATTATTTCAGCGATGTTGTCTGCTCACAAAATGTATGCCAGTGAATATGATAAAATTAGTCAAGATTTTTATTCAGGTGATGGGGTACAAACTGCAAAAAAGTTGTTTGAATTTCTTAAAAAGAATGTCAGATATAAAATTGAAAGTGACCAGGCACAAAGAATAATGTCTCCAGCTGCAATTTTGTCGCTGGGAAAAAATGACTGCAAAAATTATGCTTTGTTCATTATGGGAGTGCTGGACAGTCTTAAAAGAAAAGGACTGATTAACAACAAAATTTATTATCGTTTTGCAAGTTACAGGCTGCTGGATGAAATTCCGCATCACGTTTTTGCAGTTATCCAGGATCAGCAAGGCAATGAATTTTTTATTGATCCTGTACTGTCAAAATTTGACGAAAGAAAAACTTACTATCATAAAATAGATAAACAACCTTCTATGCCACTTTATTCCGTTTCAGGTATTGGTGCACCTAAAAAGAAAACTGCTGCAAAGTCAGTTTCACCAGCTGCACCGAAAGAAAAAAAGAAAATTGTTCTTAAAATAGCACTGGCACCAGCAAGGGGATCTTTTCTGTTGTTGGTTGGTCTAAATTTTATGGGTTTAGCTACTAAATTAAAAACTGCTTTTGCAAATAGGGCAGATGAAACACAAAATTGGTGGAAAAATCTTGGCGGAAACCCGAATGAACTTTTGAGAAAAGTTGAACAGGGAGCAAAAAAGAAAAGAATCGCTGCTGCTGATGTTGAATTTAATTCTGAAGGACAAATTGGTGTTGTTGCTGCTGGTACTGCTGCTGCTGCTGCCACTGCTGCTCCAATCCTGATTAAATTAGCTGAATTTTTATCAAAATTAGGAATTGATGTAAAAGAAGTTGCAGAAGTTGGTAAAAGAGTATTGTCAAAGCAAGTTAAAAATGTAGTGGAAAAAAGGCTGGAAAGTGATGCAAAAGTTGAACAGGCTACACAGGATGAAGTTGATCGTATTGTAAACCAGGCTGAAAATTTTAATGCTGATGGATCTAAAAAAATGAATTATTTACCCATAGTAATTGGTGGGGCAGTAATTATATATTTGATCAGTCGTAAAAAATAATCACTTTCACTTCACCTTTGATATGTATTCAAACTATCCAGCACAGGCAAGTAAAAACGCAACTGAAGGATATGTTTTAAATATGATGAAAGGAAGTTGCAAAAATGCAACTGGAGTAAAAACTGGAATAAAGTTGATAAATAGAGAGGTTTTGAATGAAAAATTTGTAAAAAAAATTTATTCATACCTAAAAAGGGCAAAAGTTTACGTTGGGGAACAGGATAAGTGCGGTTATATTAGTTATCAATTATGGGGGGGCAATGAAATGCTCACCTGGTGTGAAAAAACATTAAAAAAATAAGTTATGACTGCAAAGCAAAAGGCAGCTAGGGCAAATTTTAAAAAAGCGGTTACTGATGCTCAAAAGTTAAGGAAAAGTAATCCTAAACTTACACAGGCACAGGCACTTAAACAGGCATTTTCGGCAAATAAAAAAGTTGGTGCGGTTAAAAAGAAATCTGCACCCAAAAAAGCTGCACCTAAAAAGAAAGCAGCATCAAAAAAAGTAGGTGATTATACAAATAGTGGTGCTATTTATAAAGATGAAAGAGGTTCTAGAAAACTTGCAAAAGGCAATTATCGTGTAACAAGATCAAAAGATGGAACATTTGCCAATTTTAGTAAAATTGCTGGAAAAATTCCTTCTGAATTTGTAAGTTTATCAGGATATAAATTTGGAAAAGAAATAATTGTAGCTGGTGTAGGAAAATTAAGTACTTTAAAAAATTTAGTTCCTGAAGTTAAATTGAGGGTTACACGAGGTAAAAAATCTGCAAGTGATACAGTTACAAGTTCAAGTGTTGCATCTGAAATTTTTAAAAGATTTATAGGTAAAAATAAAATTGAAACACAGGAACTTGTTGCAGTAGCATATTTAAATACTGCAAATAAAGTATTAGGTGTTTATGTACATAGTATTGGATCAATAAGTTCCGCAAGTGTTGATGTTAGATTAGTTTTGGCTGGTGCTTTGCAAATGGGTGCAGTTGGTTTAATTTTATGCCATAATCATCCATCAGGAAACCTAAAACCATCTGAAGCTGATAAAACAATGACAAAACAATTAATAAAAGCTACAAGCTATCATAATATTAATGTTTTAGATCATATTATTATAACAAAAGAATCTCATTTTAGCTTTGCTGAAAATGGGTTATTATAAAAATCTTGGGATTGCTTCCCACATAAACAAAAAAAAAACAAAAAAAATGGCTCGTAGAAAAAAAAGGTCTGCCCCCAGCCGCCGCAAGAGATCTTCTCGCAAAATGGGAGCAATCGGAAAATCTTTCTTGATGGATGCTGCTGGTCTTGTGGCTGGTGCAGTTGCTGCAAGAATTTTGACATCAAGTGAAAAAATCCTTCCAAAAGTTGATGCCAAACTGAAAAGTGCTGGTGTTATTGCTATTGGTGCATTTCTTCCAAAATTCGTTAAAGGTTCATTCGGTAAGTCAGTTGGTGATGGTATGATTGCCGCTGGTGGTATTGGTATTCTTCAGGCTTATGGTACTTTGGGAGCTATTGATAATGCAATGGAAATTCCTGTTAGTGTTATGGCTGGTGATGATCTTTCCGTAATTGCTGGATATTCTGAAGATAACCTTTCCGTTATCGCTGGAATGGATGAAGAATATTCTTATTAATCTAAACAAAGTAAAAATTAAATAACATGACACAACATGGAGCAAGGCTTGTTTTTGACAATGCCAAAAATCTAGTTAACAATGCTGGCTTTTCAGTAGGTCAAGCCGTATTGAGCCAGTCTTATCTTCGCAGTGAAGTTGCAATGTCAACTTCAACCACTTCTTATCAAATTCCTATCTTGGTAAATAGTGCCACAACTAACTTCCCGACTAACAACCTCTTGAATCTTCAAGATGGTTTTGTGGTTAGTAGTATAGGCATTTTTACTGCGATTCCAGCAGCTGCGACAACCACTGCTTTTCCTTTGTATACTTATCCGAATGCAAGTGCATATACCACAAGTGGTGCTGCAACTGCTTTGTACAATTTGTACGGGGGTAAACTTTCTATCGTAGTAAATAATAGGCAGATCGTACCTTCTTATGACATATATAGGAATTTGTACGTTCCACAAACGCAGCAAGGTGCTGCTTCAACTGCATCAACTATTGACCAAAATGATGCAACTGAATTTGGTTTTTACCCTATTGAACCAAACATTGTTTTGGTAGGTTCAAAGAATAACGTAGTTAGCTTGGAACTTCCGGGTGCTATTTCTACACTTCAGGCATCAACTGCCCCACGAATTGTAGTAATTTTGCGTGGTATCCTTGCTCAAAATGTTACTCCTGTTAGATAATAACTGGAATTTACACTGAAATGGAAAGGGGGATGCCACGTTAAATATAGAACCCCTATTTTTTATGTTCTAAAATAAAACAAAATGAACAAAGTTCAGAATTACGAATTTTTGGAAATTGTCGTACCTCAATCCTCTAGCGGAACTAGGTTTTATGTGCCTGATCAACCTCAACTCAGGTTCGTATCATTGTTAAATTTGGTATGTTACACAACTGATACTATTACAAATAGTGTTTTGTCAGGCAATCCACTTTTGAGCATTGCAAATTTGAAAAATACTTATTTGGTACTTTATTATAATGATAAAGAATCAGTAAACAGGATCCCTGTGCTGGAACTTAATAGGGTTGTATCAAATAGTGCAACAGCTGCTTTCAGCTTTGATATTACTCCTTTTGCTGGTCAGCAAATTATTTGGGCAAAGTCATATATTCAAACTCCAACTGCATATAGTTCCATCAGTGGATCTAATTTCAGTGTGTGTTTTGGTGTATATTATGCCTAACAAATTCACTTTCCTTTCACCTTTAATTTAATTGTATGGCGAATCCTAATAAAGCATTTTTAACTGGTACTGATGCGGTGATGCAATGGTTTGATACCAATGCAAAAACATCATTTTGGTCAGTCAACGATTCAAAAGGGGATATACTTTTTTATTATGGGGGCAATGATGAAAATGAAGCAAGGGAGCATTTGGAAAACAATTTGCGGATGGCAGAACAACAAGGGGTTGAAGCAACCTTGACTTTAAGGATCCATCCTAAAATGCCAAAGTCAGGATATTTTGAAAAGAAAGATACTGGAATGGTAGTTACACATTTTCGCCCAACTTCATTTAATCCAATTTCATATCAATCAATGAATCAAGTCGGTGCATACAATTCCAATTTTATGACTGAAATTAATTCTTTAAGATCTGAAATAGCTGCACTAAAAATGAAGCAAGAACTTGAAGAAGATGAAGAAGATGAAGAACCTGAAGAAGAAAACTTTCTTGCTGGAATTATGAAATCGCCACAAGTTCAGACAATGATTCTTTCACAACTTTCCAGTCTTTTTGCACCAACACAAAAGGTTACGCACGTTGCTGGAATAGATCAAACGGAAACAATGACAAAGGAAACAGAAATTGACAACGAACAACGTATTTATGATGCGGTTGAAAGGCTTAAATTGGTAGATCAACATTTGGCAAGTGATCTTGAATTACTTTGCGAAATGGCAGAAACTGACAAAATGCAATTCAACTTTCTTTTAAAAATGTTAAGAAAATAAAATATGCCTGAAATTACTGCTGACAAGATTATAGGAAAAACACTATTTGCCAAAAAGGATTTGACTAGGTTAAATTCATCATTGGTAAAAATTGGAACTATTGTAAAGGGATCACCAGTCGGGCAAGTTTATTCTTATATTCAAAGAGATGGCAAGGTTTATTGGCAGTTTATTGATTTTAACAATAAACCATATTTGGTACTTCATACCCCTGATAGTTTTAAATTCTCAGGTGATGTTAAAGAAGCAGTTGAAAAACAAAAAATTGAATCTGAAAAATTAGAAAAAGAAGAAAAGGGTTCAGTTCCCTTTTACATTGAAAAATATGGAAAAACTATTCTTATATATGGAATAGCAGCATATTTAATAGCAACTTATATAAAAAGTAAATAATGGAAAATAAAGGGTTATTTTATATCTTATTAGCTGGTGGCGCTATTTTGTTTCTATCTATGAAAAAAAAGGCATCATACAAATTGGATGTACCAGCACCCGAAAGTATTACTGCTGAACAATTTAGAAAACCATCTTTGCTACAAAAAGTTAGCAAGGTTGTAAAAAAAGCTGCTCCAGTAGTAAAAAAGGCGGTTTTGACTGCTAAACAAAAAAAAGCAGCTAAACAGGCTGCTTCTGCTTTAAGCAAAAGATCAATCCTTCGTGGTGTTGGTCAGTTTCCTGATATGTGCTAAAAAATAATATTATGCAAGTTAAACACATGAAAATTGGAATTGAGGATGAAATAACATCCGAAAAACTAAAATTAGCATATAATAAGCAACGATCTGATAGGGCAAGGTATGAAGCTGAAAATAGTGTTTCTAAATCTACTGGACAGGCTTTTCAAAAGTATTATGTTGAAACTAAGGTTTACTATACCACTGCCAATATAGGATCACAATGCAATGAAATTACATTTATCAATGGTGGTACAACTGCACTGGTAATAGCTGATGTTCCATTACAGCCGAATCAATCTTTGAGAATAACTGGAAATAGGGGCGAAATTGATACAACACAATATCAATTAACTTTTGCTACTCCTATTAATACAGGAAATTTGTTAATCGTACTTCGTAAACTTTACATATAATGATAGTATTGGATCTCTCAATTCTTAATCAGAAAGGGACTCCAATGTTCAATTCTGATACATTTGCCAACCGACCAGCATTTGGTATTGTTGGCAGAATTTTTATATCTACTGACACAAAGGAATTTTTCAGGGACACAGGCACCAGTTGGGAACTAATTGGTGGACCAGGATCCGGTACAATTACAGGTTCAGGGGCAGCTACACAGGTCGCATTTTGGAATAGTGCCAGTACAATAACTGGATCAAATAATCTTTTTTGGGATTCTACCAATAATTATTTGGGTATTAATACCAATGCACCTACTACTGCACTGGATGTACACCACTCTACTAATTCCGGTGCAATATTCAACCAAACTACTGCCACAAATAACAATACAATAAATTTTCAAACAAGTGGTTCCGGTAGGTGGCGGATAGGCAACTTTTATACTGCTGGTGCTGATGATTTCAGCATATTTGATGTTGTTGGATCATTGCAACAATTAACCATTGTTAAAACAACTGGTCAAACTTTTATAGGTGCTAAAACAACTGCTTCAGGTAGATTGGTAGTTAATAGTGCAACTGCTGATTCACATTTACAGGTGGTTGGTGCAAATAGTCCATCAATCCGAATAGATAATGCCGGATCAGGTGGAACTCAAAGATTTGTTTTTGGATTAGCAACTGCAACAAATAACTTTATTCAGGGTGCAACTGCTGGTGAATTTTGCATATCAACGCAAAGTGCTGGAAATATGTTGTTTGGTATGTGGCAAACTACCAATGCAAGTGAGGTAATGCGGATAACTACTGCAAACAATTTGCTAATTGGATCCACTATTGATAGTGGACAAAGGCTGCAAGTAAATGGTGTTTCAAGATTTAGAGATCAAATTATATTAGATGCAGCAAGTGCAAATTATCCATTGATAAATTTTAATATAAATAATGTAAATAAATGGCAAATATTTACTGATCCTATAAATGATGATTTGGTTATAAATCAAGGCACAAATAGATTTTATTTTTTACAAAATGGAAATTCAACATTTGGTACAAATCTATATATTTCACCTAGAAGTTTTAAATTTTCGGTAATTGATAATATTTCAACTCAATATACAACAACAACACAGCAAACAGTTCAAAGATTATTTAATATTACACAAACTGCTAGTAGTCAAAATACAAGTTGTTGTTTGTCTTTTCAAGTATCTCCAGACGGATCCGCAAGTAATCCAATAGCCAATATTGGTGTAGTAAGTGAAACTTACGGAACAAATGACGCAGCATTTGTAATTTGTACAAGGAGTGCAACTGGTGTTTTAGAAAGATTAAGGGTAAAATCTACTGGTGTGTTAAATTTATCATCAATACCTACTTCAAGTGCTGGTTTATCAAGCGGTGATATATGGAGTAATTTAGGTATTTTAAATATTGTACCATAAATAAAATTATATGAAAAAAATTGTACCTCTAACTATTTGGGTAAATGGTCAACAACAAACTGCAACTCTTTTAAATTCAATAATTATTTATGATAATTTACTAGACAAAGCGGAATTTTATTGGCAGTTATTAGACGCAAAAACTAGTAATTTGTCAGATGGAAATTTAACCATTTCTGGGCAATCTTATATTGACTGGAATACTGCTACTGATATTAATGAAGATGCTTATGTTTGGATAGCTGATCAGCTTGGATTAACTTTGATCTAATTAATAACAATATAAAATTTGACAAATGAACGAAAAACAAGCATTGGAAGTAATTAAGGTAATTTTAGATTTGGCAACCAGTAAAGGTGTTTTTTCTAAAATTGATGAATCATTAACTGCCATTCAGGCATTTAATGTAATTGCCGAAAAATTTAAGGATGAACAGGGTAAAGATGCAGACACAAACTGATCCTACACACATTGCCACGTTTAGCACAATTTTGTTTTCCCTGTTGGGGATTCAGAACATATCTGAATTGGCAAATGTTATTTTTCTTGGTGCCAGTACAATATCCTGTACAATTTCAATTTTAGTAGGTTTGAAACAATTAAAAAAGAAATAATGAAAAGAATATTAAAAAACATTAAGACTTCATTTTTTGGTTCCATTGCTGGTGGTTCCTTGATTGCTGATGGTATTGCACAAAATAATTGGATTACCATTATTGCTGGTATTGCTGCTGCCATTACTGGATTGTTGGCAAAAGATAGTGATGTCCAATAAAAATAAAATTTATATTGGGATAGCGGTTTTACTGATCTTGTTAATCGGCAAAAAAGTGAGTGCATTAAATATCATAAAAAAGTTTGAAGGTCTTGAATTAACTGCATATCCTGACACAGGTAATATTTGGACCATTGGATTTGGTGCAACAATAAACAAGGACACAGGACAGGCAATTAAACCAGGTGATAAAATTGATCTGGAAACTGCTGAAAGGTGGTTAAAAATGGATGTTGCTGAACGTGAAAAGAAAATAAAGGGATTGATCAAGGTTCCGGTTACTGCAAATATGATGGCAGCAATGACAAGTTTAGCATATAATATCGGTACTGGTGCATTTGGTTCCAGTACTTTGTTAAGGTTACTTAACCAGGGTTCAGATAAAAAATTAGTTGCTGACCAGTTTTTAAGGTGGAATAAGGTTCAGGGCAAAGAGGTTAAGGGTTTAACTAACAGGAGAAAATTGGAAAGGGAATTGTTCTTAAAATAAGTTTTGGTTAATCATTTGAGGTGTTTTAAAGGGGGAAATTTCTATTTCTCCCTTTTTTTTGTCTAAAATTTGGTAGAATCAAAAAATTGTTTATAAATTTAACCCGACAAACGATTTTTTATAACATTTTAAACGAAAAACAAATGAAAAAAACTACACTTCAGATCGTTCTGATCGTTCTGCTTTGCTTGTTAATGTGTTTTGCTGACAATTTATGAGGTTAATTGCTTGGGTAATATCAGTTTTATATCTGATACTTTTTGGCATACCCATTGCCATAGGTTTATTAATCATTTTACAAATTATCTCAATCGCAAAATTTATCAGCAATGTTAGAAAAAAAAGAAAAAAGCATAATCGTACACAATTACCTGTATGGTCTGATTACTTTCCTGACCAATCACAGGATCCCATTTACTGAACTACCTGGAGGAAAAATATAAATTTTTTATCCTTCTGAATTAACATTATTTCAAATAGGCTACCACTTCGGAAGGTATGCCGAAATGCAACACAATTAATTTTATGGAACTATTTAACAACTTGCGTGAAACTATGCTGGAAATTGATTATATCCAGCAAAAAGTTGATCGTTTGAAAATTTGTCAAACTTCAGGTGAAATTTCAAATATAATTATCAGCTTTGACACTGGATCAAGTCGCAAAATAATAATGCAGATTGATACTGATATATCTCTGGTCAATGAAATTAAATTACTGATCCAGGCAAGTATTGAACTTTATGAACAACAAATTTTAGATCTTAAATTAAATTTTTAGTGAAAAAAGAATGGGAAATATATATAAAAAAAAATAGAGATATAGAAACTTTTAATGAAATTCAAGATTTTTTTGAAGATAAAAAAGAAACAACAATGAAACCAGTAAAAATGAACGGCTTTGTGTATTATTTTGAAGTGTTTATGACAGGAAATGAACCATTTATTTTAATGTCCACAACTGAATATCCCAGCGAAGGATTATCTAAAATTTATTTTTTACGCAAATATTCTATGAAATACGCAATGGAAGATTTTGTGAAATATGAAAGCATTATAAAAGAACGCAACACACAAAAAAATAATGAAGTGCGTTAATTGTTCCAAACTTTTCACAATAACAATTCACAGGGGCAAGGTAGGGCAACCGCTTTGCCCCTATTGTTTAACCTTAAATAAAAATAAAAATGTCACAAAGAAACAAAGATTTACCAGCAATGCCAGTTCACCCAATGCAAGACAAATTTGGTCAGGTGATCCTGATGGCAGGAATGTCAAAACTTGAAATAACTGCACTAAATATATTGACTGCACAATTACGCAAAAATAATGTAGAAGATCTATCCCCGGAAGATATTACTTTTGTAATTGGTCAATCGTATGAAATAGCAGAGGAATTTTGTGCATTTATTGAAACTAAAAGTGAAAAGGAAAGTAGTAGTATAATAATTTAAAAAGTGTAAACCAATGACAAATGATCTACACGAAAAATTGTTATCCCGTAAATTTAAGCAAAACTACCAGCCAGCTGATGAACAAGTAATTTTCACGATCGATTCTAAAGTAATTGGTTGTGCTGGGGGGGTAGTCTGCTTTCAAGGCGCCCCTAAGGCAGGAAAATCAACTTTCATCACTTCTGCCATTGCTTCAGCTTTTACAACTTGGGATATTTTTGGAATGAAATTAAACTTTCCTGCTAACAGGAAACGAATCTGCTATATTGATACTGAAAGTTCAGATTTTGACTATTACAGGGTATTGGATAGGATTAGAACGCAAATTATAACTGATCATTTACCTCACAATTTTGATTCTTTTTTATTTAAAGAAGATTCCCCAAATGAAATAAAGGAAATGACTGAACTTTATTTGCAGGATAATCCTGATTGTTCTATCCTGGTGCTAGATGGAATCCTTGATCTTATTTCAGATTTTAATTCAGTAGAACAATCTTTTTATCTTATTCAGTGGTTAAAAAAAATAACCAAAATTCACAATTTATTAATCCTTTGCGTTTTGCACCTGGGCAAAAAAGATCAAAATTCTATTGGTCACATTGGTTCCTACCTGGACAGGAAGTCGCAATCAGTATTAAAAATTGAAAGAAATAAAGAAAACAAGACTATTGATCTTTCAGCAACTTTCTTAAGATCCAGTGATGAATTTAACCCAATATCAATTTACTATTCAGGATCATCCTGGACACAGGCACACAATGCCCAGGATAAAACAGGTACATATATTTTCGGGATGGAAAAGACCAGCTTAATTAACAGGATCTTGTTTCAACCACGCAAATATTCTGAAATTCTTTCTGACCTGGAAGAATTTACCGGAAAGGGTTCCACTACTTGCAAAAAACTTTTAAAGGATTGGTTGCTGGATGGATCCATCATTAAGTCAGGGGATATGTACAAACAAAAATAGGATCAGTCGCCTGATCCTACCTTGACAAATGATCTCTCTTAACGAAAAACCACTTTCCCTTCAACACGAAAATAGAAAATTTCTAACAAAATGAAACTTTACACTGCCATTATTTTTTTTAAACCTGAAACCGGAATTGCACCTAGAAAATATAGGAATATTAACAACGTGGATAATATGCTCAAATTTGCCCTCAAAAGTGGTGGTTGGTATGTGAACTTGTATTGCAAGAGAACTAAAGAATTTGAGGCACGAAAATACCTCACAGAGGCATCCTGACAAACATTAACACTCTACACAAACACAAAAGGGGCAATTTGCCCCTTTTTTAGTTGCTAAAGGTGAAGGAAAAGTGAATTTGATGAATCTTGGTCAGTTTAGGTCAGTTTTCTTTGTGGTCAAAATGGTTCAGGAAACATGGGTAGGACACCCGCGCCCCTAAAGGGGCGCGGGTGTACCTACATACTGACCTTGTTTCTGACCTTGATTGACCTAATGTTTGTTTTTTTAAATTTTATTTAATAACTTTGAGTAATTATTTGAAAATTTTGAAAATGAAAAATTGGATTTTAATCGGTTTGGCTGGGTTAACTGGATGGTATTTACTTGGCAAAAGTCAGTTAGCAAATAGAACAAAATTAATCTTCAAAAAACTTGGGTTTGCCAATAAAAAATTCCAATTAGTTTTTGGGGTTCAGAATCCAACTGGACAAACTGCGAAGGTTTCTGCTATTACTGGTGAAGTTTACCTGGGTGATAAATTGATTGCTGATTTTTCTAGCTTTGCAGAACAAAAAATTGCTGCAAGGTCTGAATCTGAATTAAAAATACAGGCTTCTCCTACTATTGGAATATTGCAATTAATTACTTCAAAAAATTGGTTGAAAAAAGGTTTGCAATACACAATCAAGGGAACCGGAAATTTTGACGGAATTGTAGTACCGTTTGATTATAAAGCGAATTTAATCTAATGCAGAAAAATTTACTTTTGGGTAGATTAAAAAGTTTTGGTGGAAACTCCAAAATGTTGGTCAGGGATCAACA